CAGTATTGCATGGCCGTGGGTGCCAACAGTCAATTGCAGCAAAAATACGATGTGGTCACGGACGCGTGCCGCATCGGCACGTATGGCGACCCATGGGTAGACGGCGCTCAATACGATTACCGACTATCCATGTACGCAGACGTCGAGTCAGGGGGGGGCGAGCGCGATGTTTTAGCCGCCATAATTGCCACGGAAGACGATGACATAGCTGCCGGGGTTGTGACCGTCGTAAACCCAGCCTCAGCCTCGATTGAGGCCACAGAGGATGACGATGCGGCAAACGTCATCATGACTTTTTTCAGCACTGATTCGTTGGCCGCCATCTTCGCCGTTGAAGACGTTGACGTGGCAGCTATCGGGTTGGTGGTTTCAAACCTTGTTTCATGCGTTGTTGTCGCCGTCGAAGATGGCGATGCAGCCACCATCTTATTGTCCGCCGAAAGCGAGGGACGAATCTCCATCGATACCCAGAGCCGGACCCCGTCGCCGATTGGCATTTTGACCAGCGGCAGCGCCCACCCACCCATCAACATTCGAGGAGTGTTTTGATGCTTCAATTGACCAATTACGCCAAAACAACGCTCTCGTTTGGCATAGGCACGACCGATACGACGCTGCAAATACCGAGCGCGGATGTTCCCAAGTTTCCAGCCCTGACATTGCCCGGCGATTGGTTCATGGCCGCTATTTCCAATACGCCCACCGGCGGGGCCACACTCAAAACCGAGTTCGTAAAGATCACCGCTGTTGAAGACAACACATTCACCATCGAGCGAGCTCAGGAAAATACGACGGCGCAGTCTTTTAGCGCCGGTGACCGTGTGGAACTCCGGCTGACCGCCGGGGCACTTGCGGATCTGCGCGGGAACGTGTGGGAGCGCCCAATAGCGAACGGCGAAGTTCAGACCCCTACAAGGTTAAACGACACGTCGTTTTCCCTGCCAGGAGATTTTGCCGGCGAGTTCCAGTCCTACAGGGCTGTTCGCGCTTACCAGACAGTAGACGCCCAAGGATACGTAACTTCTGCGACGTACAGCGGCGGCGTGACAACTGTTGTGGTCGAAAACATGATCCTCGACACCGGCCTGGCCTTGGTCGAATACGGGCTGGGAACCGGTATGGCCCCCAAGTACACACATGCGGCAACAGCCGACAGTGCCGCTGACTCTGACAATCTTGGCGGTAATGCGCCCGATTTCTATGCACCGGCCACGCACGACCACGCCGGGACATACGAACCCGTATTTTCCAAAAACTCGGCGTTCAATATGGATGTAGCCACCGAAATCGAGGCCGAGGCCGGAGAGGCCGACAACAAGGTTATGACTCCTCTGACGACTGCTCAGGCTATCAGAACATTGGCAAAGGGGTCTCCACCTCCCGGCACTATGCTCGATTGGCCGTCCTCCACTCCGCCAAGTTGGGCGCTTGTTATGGACGGCGCAGAGTACGACAGGGGAGATTATGCAGAGTTGTTCGCCGTGATCGGTACTCTTTACGGGGTTGGTGACGGGTCAACTACGTTCAACGTTCCTGATTTTCGAAACTTATTCCGTCGCGGAGTTCCGATTGGAGGTGTTGTTGGCACATATCAGGATGATGCGTTTAAAAGCCATAATCATGAGATCAACATGGGCACGAGTGGCGTCACTGGCGAAACGAAGTTGGAGATTAATTCCAATACCAAGCAGCGAGATAATCTCTCAACGTTAGCCACAGGTGACACTGAGACGCGCCCTAAAAATATGCACGTGCTGCCCATAATCGCATACTAGGAGGAATTATGCAGATTTATCATTTTGATCGAGAAACAAGAACGTTCAGGGGATCAGGATTTGCCCATTTGGACCCTAAGTCCGGCCTCCCCGTGCTCCCTGCTCATTCGACGTTCGCGCCTCCGCCAGACACCGCTGACGACCAGGTCGCCGTGTGGGATACTGCCACTGGGGTCTGGTCTGTAGTGGAGGACCACCGGGGCAAGACTGTCTATTCCGGATGGGAGTCAGCCGGTGTGGTCGATTACCTCGGGCCGATCCGCGACGGGTACTCACTGAGCCAAGGGGACAAACCGCAAAGTGTAATAAATGCCGAACTGATCAAGGACATTAAACTCGAGCTGGCCGGTCTGGACATGGAGGCGATACGCCCCTTGCACACCGTGACCGCCGGACAAGGCACGCAGGACGATCTTGACAAGCTAGCCGATCTGGAAGCCAGCAAGCAGGCGTTGCGGGCCGAGCTGGCCGCGCTGGAGAGCGGGGAATAGTCCATGCCACGCATCGGGACATCCGTCTTCTCCGGCATTCGCCCAGCAGTATCGCCAAGACTTCTGGGAGACACCGAAGCCCAGACCGCCGATAATTGCGACCTGACTTCCGGTGAGCTCCGCCAGATCAAGCGTCCACTGGTTGTGGAAAGTCTTTCGCTCAACGGCGTAGAAGCCTTTATGTTTTATGACTTGGCCGGTGAAAAAGCGTGGCTGGCATGGACGGATGAGGGAACCAGCGTCGTGCGTGGGCATCTTCACGAGGACGAATACGGTCGATGCTATCTGAGTGACGCTGATGGAGCCAAGATATTCACCGTGGCGGACGTCTCCGGGACCTTCTCGCCCAAAAAACTCGGCATCCCAGCACCCACGGCAATACCTACGGCCTCGACCGATGGGGCAGGAGCTGGCGAAGTAGTAACCACAGGCTACATTTTCACCCTTGTGTCCATTTATGGAGAGGAGAGCGCTCCGTCTCCCGCCTCCGAACTCATTGGCAGGAAGGATGGTGATACCGTTTCTCTCTCCGGATTGATCACGCCGGATGTCACCGATTACAACGTGATTGAGTACAAACGCATTTATCGCCTGATGACAGGGGATTCCGGCAGCACGGAATTTCAATGGGTGGCCGATATCGACGTGTCCGACACGACCTACAACGACACTGTGGGTAACGACTCGTTGGGAGAAGGCTGTCCGACAGAGGGGTGGCTTGAGCCTCCTGATGGCCTACGGGGCATGATATCAAACGACGGGCTTTATGCTGGTTTCGTTGGACGCAACCTTTGGTACTGCGAACCGTATTACCCTTTCGCATGGCCTCTCAAATATAACCAGACGGTAGAAGCAGACATCGTCGGCCATTGCTTTAACGGCGACTATCAGGTGGTCCTGACCACAGGGAAAGCCTACGTCGTGGATTGTTCCGATATAACCTATGCCGTTCCGCGTGGTCTGCAAGGACAGGCACCTTGCCTTTCCGCCAAGGGCATTGCCAACTCGCCATACGGTGTCCTGTACCCAGGACAGGACGGGCTCTACCTGATTGACCCGACGTCCTCCTACGCAGTGAATATCACCAAGAATAAGGTTTTCGGTGAAGACGACTGGAAGGCGATGCAGCCGAAAACCATGGTCGCCACCTGGTATCTGCAAAAGTATTTCTGCTTCTATGAAGATACCAGCGGGGGCAAGCGTGGGTTTGTTCTTGACGTGAACTCGGATGGTATTCACCGAGCCCGCGGGCTCGGGTTTTATGCCTCTGCTGTCCACGTCACTCCGGATGGGAATAATTTTTACATGGCCAGTGAATCGATCGGTCGCACGGATATCTCCAAATGGGCCGGGTCCGTTCTTTCCTATCGTGCGGAGTGGAGAAGTAAAATCTACAAGACTGCCAGTGAAGTGAACATGGCAGCGTCCCTAATTGAGGCAGATTTCCGGGACGGGCTGTCCGAGGACGAATTCACCGCCATGTTGGAAGAAACCATTTTGGCCAACACTGAATTCGTCGAAGAAGGGGAATTCGGAGGAGAACTCGGGGCGTCCGGCCCTGGCGAGTATGTCTTTGGCGGAGATGCCCTAGACGGCATTTTCGTTCATTATATCGAGGTGCCCCAAGTAGTGCTCAAGTTGTGGGGGGATGGGGTGCTCAGGGCCACCAAAGAGGTCAACAACGGGCAACCCTTCACGCTTCCTGCCGGATACGCGGCAAAGGAATGGGAGTTCGCTGTCAGCGCGGACATTCTCGTGAAATCGGTCAACGTTGCCACATCCATGATGGAGTTGATGGGATGAGGATAGCCCTTCCAGCAGTCAAAGCGGCAGGCATACCAAATTGGTTGGCCGGTTTTCTCATATCACTGCGCGCCGAGTGGCAGCGCAGGATGGTCAACGGCGGTATGGAGAGAGCGGTCACGTTTCAGGACCTAGTCGATCTCGGATTGGCTACAGAGGCCGAAGCAACAAAACAGGCGGCAAAGAAATGAGCGATTACGCCATAGTACCCTACACCGAAGTGGACGGGATTAAGAATTATTCCGACAGCTTTATCAAGTCTCTGTACGCCAGAATGGTCAAGGATGGCACGGCCAACAGCGTTTTCGCGGGGGTGGGCATCACGAACGAAGATGACTTCCTGGCTATGACCAAAACCGAAGGACTGCATTTCCACGTTTTGTACTGCGGCGGGAACGTGTCCGGAATCTTTTGGTTGAACCGTCTTCAGTACCGTTGGGCCCAGATACATTTTTGCTTTTTCAAGGAAGCGTGGGGAAAAGAGACAGTCCCCCTCGGGAACTACGCACTGAGGCAACTGCTCGAGATGGGCAGTGCGGAAAGACATATTTTCGACATGCTTGTCGGGATCATACCGAGCCGCAACCGGGTCGGCCTGGCCTTCGTTCAGAAGTGCGGGGGCATCGTGACCGGCACACTCCCCAGAGGCGTGTACAACCCTGAAACCAAAGATAGCGAAGAAGCCACGATCATCAGCCTGACAAGGGAGAGCGTGCGATGAAAGTCTACACGAAAGTAGTCATAGACATGGGAACTATGGTCGTCCTCGAGGAGGAATCCTACGGACACGACGGGCCTATTGCCGAATGCAAGGGGGGCGGGTCATCCACCACCAACACCGTGGACAAGGAGTACAACTCCAGGATGGCGACCCTGTCCGAGGAACAACAGGATTGGGCCCGGGAATATTTCAATTTCTGGCAGGGCGAACAAAAGCCTTTGGAGTCGGCGCAGATTGCGTCTGATCTCGCCGAGGTTGAAGCCAGGCAGCCAGTCATATCCAACTTCTACCAACAGAGCCTTGACGGCGTGGACGTAGAAGCGCGGGCGGATAGGGCCGGGGCTGATGTCCAGCACACCTATGATGCGGCCAAGGGCCAGATGGTTCGTGACACATCCCGTCTCGGTATCAATCCGAACTCCGGGAAGATGGCAACTGCCATGACTTCGAGTTCGAACCTCATGGCGAAAGACAGGGCGTCCGCCATGAACACGGCCAGGACCGATGCTCAGGACGAGAACTACAAGCGCCTGGCCACGGCCATGGGCATGCAATAGGAGGGCATCATGTACAACGTGCAGAGCAGTGCGGAAAGGGCTACGAGCCAGATGCAGGGCGCGGCCGGGACCATGTCGGCCATGACCAAGAAACAGGGGACGAAGACGAAGCAGCCCGAACCGGGGGCCGGGCAGTATGCGATGACCGGACTCGGCGGCGTGATGATGGCTGACGCCGTTGGCGACACTGATATCGCCCAAATGGCGTGGGACAAGATATCCGGAAAGGGAACAAACGACAGTGGGGTTTCAGCAGAATCAACGCCTACAACTCCCGCTGAAAAGTTTATTTTCCCCGAGGAGAGTAGCACCACCGTATCGTCCTATGGCATGGCCCCAGACTCAGCTCTGGCGGTAGATGGTGGGGCGAGTGCAATGCAACAAAACGGGGTCGCTGGACTTGGAGCTCATTTGACCGATGGTATGACACCTCTTTCAGCGATGGAAACAGCCCCCGCAATGACTGCCGAAAGCACGGTTCCCGCGGCGATGGAAGCCGCACCTGTTGTTACAGCCCAGACAGGTTCGCAACTCGCTACCGGCGGGGCCCTGGCCGCGGAAGGGGCTCTAGGCGGGGCTACGACAGGTGGCGCTGCGGTGGCCGGAACGGCAGGACTCAGTACTGCCATGGGCGCAGGTGGAATAGGCGCAGGATCGGCCATAGGAAGTGAAGCCATTTCTGGCCTCGGAAGCGGGCTTCTGGGCGCGGCTGAAACAGCAGCCGCTACGACCGCCGGGACAACGGCCGCCACGACGGCCGCCACGACGGCTGGTGGTATCGGGGCCGGGTCCGCCATCGGCGGGGAGGCAATTGCTGGTCTGAGCGCCGGGATTTACGGAGGGGGAGTCGCTGCTGGTGGAGCAGCAGCCGGAGCAGGGAGCGGAGCCACGGCTGGTTCGGCGGCAGGGCCATGGGGGACAGTGATCGGCGCAGGCATCGGCCTCGTCGGTGGATTTCTTTTCTCGTAAGGAAGGAGCAAGCAATGCCAGATAGATACGGAAACCCGACCATGGCCGATTGGCTGTCCATGACGAAAAGTGTTTCGGCTATGAACGCCAACAACAAGTACAAAAAGTATGAAGACGCGAAAGAGGACATGGTCAAGCAGCACGGGGGAATCGGCGAAGCCGTTTCGCAGGGCGACCCAAGCACGATGAACCAGTACCAAGTCAAGGCATACAAGGATCTATCTTCCGACTACAGCAGCGCCATGGGGGCCAAGCGGGACCGGGCGGTGGAATCGGCGAAGAGCAACATCATGAACGGCATCAAGCAGGCCGGTGGTGACCCCTTCGCGTATTTCAACGCCAACGCGCCAGAAACGGAAGCGGAACTCCGGGCAACGGCCGAAGTTCGGGAACTCTTCTCAAAGGACTCCGGATTTCAGAAAAAGATGTTCGAGAATCGTGCGGCTATGGCCAATACCAAGGGGCAGGAGGCTATGACAATTCTAGGCCAGGCTCAGAACTCTCTGGCTCACGGCGATCCCTCGACGGCTGGGCGGCTGATCGACGGCATGACCCGGAACATTCCGATGCGCGGGCACTACGAGTTTGACGAAGACACCGGCCTTCTTCACCGTATGTATTTGTCCCGTGAAGAAGGGTGGCAGGACACCGGCGAGACGATGTCCGTGCCCGATTTCATGCAGTATGCCCAAGGGTTCACCCAACAGGAGTTTACGGCCCAGGTTGCCACTCACATGAGGGCTACGAGCCAGTTCAATCGGGAACAGATTCTGAAGGGCGGGCAAGAGGCCACCGGGCCCAATGGCGAGAAATTTAAAGTGTATGCCCAGATCGACCCCCAGAAATTCGATGACGTTCAATATATCGTCCACCAGAACGGGAAACAGTTGGGCGTGTACACGGTCGAGCAGTTGCAGCAATCCGGCGTACAGGTACGCAACATGGAGCATGAGAAAGCCCAGGCCGACCTAGCTGCGAAGAAAACAGGCATCGCCTACACGCAGCAGCAGACCAAGGCGTCCGAGGCAAGCCAGAAAGCGACGGAGCGGAATATTGCATTGAAGGAGCAGGAGGCCAAAACCAAAGCCGCGAAAGCCTCCAGCGATGCAAAGAGCGACAACATCGCCGAGCTCGAAAAGAGCATGAAGTTCGTCGGGGCTCAGTTGGCAGAGAAGACCGGGATGTCAGACTTCGCTGCGCTTTTGTCCAGCGATCCCGAGTCCATGAGCCAGCAGGAGCGAAACAGCACGGTTTCCGCCGTGACCGAACTTGCCCGGTCAGGTTCCGACGTCGAAAAGCAGTTAGCCGGCCGCTATCTCAAGATGCTCGGACAGTGGGACGGGTTGCGTTTCGGTGGTGAATCAAAGGCCGCACCCTCCGGAGCAGGAAAGGGACAGGCCTCGGCCATGGGTAAGCCAGCCTCCTCCGGCGGCCAGTCCTGGAAAGATTACAGATAGGAGACGCGAATGCGGAACCAAGAGATTGCCAAGTGGGATGCTGACTACGAGTATCTTGCTCTGCCCGCCACAGAGAAGGCCAACGTCGTCGGGAATTATTTCGACAAGAACATGGCCGACGATGAGTTCCGGACATTGCCCCAGGAAGAGCAGCAAAAGATTCGCAGCAACTTCCTTTCGGCAAACGTGGAGGGATATCAACCGCCCGCCGCTTCCCAAGAAAAATCTGGTGAACAATCTGCCGATGGCGAAACATCTGTCGGCGACTATTCAAGGTCGCTTGCCATTGGCCTTGACCGCTTCGGACAGACACTTGGTCGCACGATGCAGTGGGGCGGACTTGAAAATTCTGGTAAATGGGTCGAGGGGAAATACAAAAAGCGCGAAGAACAACTGCGCAGCGAGTTGAGTCCCGCGTTCAAGGCCGAGCAAGCAAAACCGTTTCTATCTGAAAAGGAAGGTAGTTTTTGGGGTGAAGGCTCCACCAGTTTTGCGAAGATAGCCGGGACCATCCTTGAATCCGCTCCTTCCATGGCCGTTGGCATGGGAACTGGCGCTGCTTTGACTCAAGGCTTCGTCCGTTTAGGAATGAGCGCAGGTCTGGCTGGTGTCCTAGGCGGTGGGCTAGGTGAAGGCTCAGTTGCAGCCGTCGAGACGGCCAAGGATTTCGAGGACATAATCCTTGAGGCCCCGGGTGAAAAACTTGCACAGTCCGATGAATTTCAGGAAATTTACAACAGCCTTCCAGGCGATATCCCGGAAACCGAACGTTTCGCCGCTGCCCGTCGAGAGTTGGCCACAAAAACAGCAGCCTGGGGCGCTGCCAAGGTTGGCGGCATGACGGCGCTGCTTGGTGCTCCATCAGGTCACGCTTTAGGCAAAATTATCGGTGGGGAGAGTGGACGCACATTGCTAGGCACCATGGGCAAGCAGGGATTGCTGGAAGCTCTTCAAGAGGCTCCCCAGAGCGCTTATGAGACGTTCGCCGCAAACCAAGTTGTGCAACGAAATGTCGATTTCGGGCACAGCCTTTCCACCGGAGTTGGAGAATCGGCCATGGGCGGCGCCATCACCGGCGGTGTGATGGGAGTTGGGCTTGGTGGTGGGGCACATCGAATTGGGCATGCGGTTACCCCTGATCACCAGGGAGTGCAGGCCCTCAACGCCCGTTCCGTTCCTGTTCAGGATGCCGTTCAGGCGATTGGCGGCGTGGCTGGTAAAGGTGCCAGGGTATCCCCTTCGGACTACCCGCAGGACGCCGGCTACACTGAGGACGAAATCAACCGCAGATATTCCGAAGAGCATGCCCCGGTCCAGGCCCCGTTCCCCAATGCCGGGCAGGCTTTCGCCATGGGAGCGCCTACGGTCACGCCTGGGCAAGTAGCTCAGCCCGCCGAGCCCGAGGCTTCCCGGTATCATGATGCCCCCGGGTACTCCGCCAAGGAGGTAAGCGACTTTTTCGACCAAGGAATGCGCCAGGCTCTCGAGGCCGGTTCTCCGTTCCCGGGTGCCGGTGACGTGTTCTCCATGGAACAGCCAACCGTTACGCCCCAGACGTATCCCGCACAGGGCGGACTTCCACAAGGGCAGGGCAACCAACTCCCGCCAGGCGGGCCGGTCATCATACCGCAAACGACAGAGCGGACCGGGTACGGGCCCATCCCGCAGCAACCGGCCAACTACGCCCCGGCCATGGGCATGCCGCAGGGGCAGGCCCCGGTAGGTCTCCCTGAAGGTCAAAGGCCGATTGCCATGGGCGTTGCCGAGTCCGCGCCAATCGCGGCCCGGTCGTCTCAGGACTTTGATATGGTGTCCAACGATGGTCAGAATTACAGGCCTGACTTCGATATGGTCCAGGGGCGGCCACCGGCAGTTCGCGAGAACACATCACCGGCCACGGCCGAGCAGATTGCGGCCGAGGCCAACGAAGCGGCCACCGCCCCGGAGAATGCTACAACGCAATCACCTCCCGCAGACTCCAAATCCCATCTCGGCCAATCTTCTGGAAATAGTCGTCCGGCCGACACCGAGTTCTCTGGCAATGGCTCTAATGCTCATACCACCATCAAAGAGGGATTTAACTCGCTCGAGCGGGATAGGCAGCATGTGGTGCTCTCTCAAGTGGCTTCCTCGCTTGGTGACAAGAAGGTTCTCAATGCGGTTGTCGAGTCCGTCCCCGTTGATGTGATGGACAACCTCATCGGTACCAAGGGGGCGGCCCAAATGGTTCTCCATGATCCATCTATGCTCGCCCATCGGCTTACCGTCCCGAGTGACAAACCGATACCGCAGCCGATAGTTTCCTTCATCGACTCTCTTTCTCCCCAAGTCGTAGGCGGCTCGGCACCTTTTTCCGCAGAAAAAGAGAGTTTGCCCGACCCTTCCGGTTCGTCGGAAAGTGGCACCACATTGGGCACAGACCCTCAACGGGCGCTTGATACACTCCCGACTACAGAAATGTCTTCCCGTAGCGGTGTTGGCTTTGGAGGGGCGACGAGTGAAAGCCCTTCCACAGGTGTCGCAAGTGAGAGTGACAAGGGGCATACCAAGTTCTCCTTTGATGGTGAAACCCATGAAGTAAATACTGACCCAACAGAAGCTCAAAAACAAGCCGGCGTGTACAAGAAAGGGCATGTCCGAGTTTTGGGCATGGACGTATCTATCGAAAACCCGGCCGGGTCCGAGCGTTCCGGAACGGACAGCGACGGCAAGCCCTGGTCCATCGAAATGGAACATCACTACGGGTACATCAAGGGGACCGTGGGCAAGGACAAGGATCACCTGGACGTCTTCATGAAGAACGGTACCGGGGTTGATGAAATCGAAAACCGTCCAGTCTACGTGGTGGATCAGATCAACGAAGACGGTTCCTTCGATGAGCACAAGATCCTGGCCGGATTTGAGAACGAGCAGGATGCCAGGCAAGGTTATCTGGCCAACTATGAAGATGGGTGGCAAGGGCTTGGCGCCATCACCGAAATGGCCCCGGACCAGTTCAAGGAATGGGTGCATAATGGCAACACCAAGAAGCCGCTGGCGCTTGGTCAGGATGGAGGCAAGCCCCAGGCGCGTGAGAAAGAGTCCGCAGATGACCATGAAGCCGTTTTCAATCGTGATCCTGAAGTCGCCCTGAATGACTTGTCCGACGAGGAAGCGGACAACTCTGAACAGGCCGATCTTGAAGAAGAGATTTCAAACTTCGTGGAAAAGGCCAAGTCAGGCGCGAGCGAGGCCATGGCCATGGCCGGGAACGATTTTGGAAAAGGCAAAGTCCACTTCACCCGGACTGATGGCCGTTCCAAGGGGATGAACCGAAAGGCCGTGGAAATGGCCGTGCGCAAACTCCAAAAAACGTCCAGGGGATCTCTTCCTCTCAAAGTGGTCAAGTCCTTCGAAGACCTTCCCCAGCATGTCCAGGACGAAGCAAAGAAGAGCGACAGCGGTTATATCGAAGCAGCCAACGACGGGGAATCCGTCTACATGGTGGCTGACAATGTGGCATCACGCCGCCGAGCCGTAGCCCTGTGGATGCACGAACAAGGCGTTCACAGCGGATTCAAGGGACTCTTCGGCACAGATCATCGTCGCATTCTCAACCATGTCTTTGTGGCGGCCGGCGGGAAGAAGGCCTTCAAGGAGCTCGCCGAGAGATACGGCTTTGACTTGAACAGCCGAATTGACCAGATGAATGCGGCCGAAGAATACCTGGCCAACCTCGCAGAGAAGGTCAGTGAAGGGCATGCTCTGGAAGGGCGGGAAGTTCCTGTTTGGCGGCGAGTGGTCAACGCCGTCACTCGATGGTTGCGCAACTTGGGGCTCAATCTCAAGTTGACCGATTCGGAAGTCGCATGGATCGTCAATGAGTCCATTCGCACGGCTGTCCAAGGTAACAGAGTTGAGCAATCGGAATCCGGCATGGCCCCGGCCGTGGCGTTTGCAAAAAGTGATGACGCCAAGACGGGCGAAGAATACGGACAACGTGTCCTCAGCGCTGAGAAGAAGTGGAGCGATATCGTTGACCGGGCCGTAAGCGGAAAGTTGCATCCTCGGGCTATCCTTCAGATGGGCCAGACACCAGATTTGTTGGTAGAGTTGGGGGCCCCGGATCTGCCTCTGACAATGAGAAAGACCACCTTCGACAAGGTGACGGGTGCCGCGCCGGATAAGCACAGTGGCCGGACACATGGTCTGACGGTCGAGCAATTAAAAGGGCTCTACCGTGAGTTGGCTGATCCGGTGGCGGTGATCGGGCAACGGGGTAACAAGTTCAAAGTGGTCGTGGATATGCTTGAGGACGGGAAGCCTGTTGCGGCCATCATGGACCTTGCCGCAAATGAAGGGCGCTTGGAAATCAACAGCATTGCAACGGCATTTGGAGATGAACGAAATTTCAGAGCAATAACCGGAGCGGCCAGGGGGGGGGACCTGGAATACATGGACCCCAAAAAACTCGACGCGCTGGAGGACATGTCTGACAATCGGCAACCGGGTGAACCGGTGAGTGTCAGGGTGCTCCGAGCGCGTCGTGGGAAAAAGATAAAATTTCCTACCGATGTTGTCAAGCCGGCCTTCAGTAGGACCAGGTTCTCCAAACGGGGCACCTCTGGGCCTTCCACGTCCAATGTGTCAGCGAAGGACATCCTTTCCCAAATCGCCGCCGAGCAGGGGGGGCGCAACCTGCCCCACGGGGCCCAAGACGTAGCCCGTGCCCTCGTCAACCGCCCAAGCCAGATTGCCGAAGCTGCCGCCTCGGGAAAGTCTGGACTGATCGACCGCATCAACTCCAAGGACCTGAGCGTCCTTCAAGAGGTGGCGAGCCTCCCGCACTGGATCGCCAAGCGGTTCCCGGCGTTCGACGCCATCTACCGGCGCCAACTCTCCAGAATGGACGAGCGGGCATCCGTACTCAAGGAATCGCTTGAAGAGGTGGAGGACTTTTTCACCGACATGACCCCGGCGGAACACGCCGAGCTCAGAGACATCATCTGGAAAATCGACGGGGAAAAATTGCCTGGCTTGGATGGGGACAAATTCATCCAGGCGGAGCTCGACGACGGACGGCCCCTGTTTGAAAATGGGCGACCGGTGTTGGAGATGAATCCGGCGTATTATGATGCGTTCGAAAAGTGGACGGCAGGGCAGGGGCTTCCCCCGAAGGCTCAGCGTGCTCTTGTGGCCTTGCGGGAGTCCCTGGACCGGGATTTCCTCCGGGCCTACGACGCCATGCGCCAGATGGCGGAGATCGACGACGACACCATCAAAGAGTTCAGGACGAACATCAATCACGTCCACAACTACTTTCCCCACAAGAGGTACGGGGCATACTACATTCAGGCCGTCGGAGATAATCACATCGGTCAAAATGCAGAGGGCAAATGGGTTGTCTACAATGCCGCCGGCGTTGAAGTCTCGGACGCATTCAAGGAAGAATCCATCGCCCGGAAGCATTTGGCCGAAAACAAGCTAGGCGTCGTTTATCGGGAACACTTCGACTCTCCATCCAAGAAGATGGCCAAACGTAAGGCGGAGGGAAAATTGCCCGCGCTCAAGGCTGAGTATGGGGCCGACCTGGAATGGTCAACCGGTCTGAATGAGCGCCTGCCGGATGACGTTTACGAGTTCGGCATCGACACCAACGCCATGGAGCAGATCATCAAGGCCGCGGCCGATAGTCTCGAGGACAAGGCCCAAGCCAACGAGATCCGTGCCTCGCTGTCCAGCGCCGTGGCCGACACCATGAAAGCCCGAGGCTGGTCCGGGGCGACCATTGCGCGGAAGGGGATACCGGGGCATGAGCTAGATGATATCCAGGGCATCGTCTACGATTACAAAGCGGGGCTCTCCGGGTGGCTGACGAAGATGGCTGCAAGCCGTGACTTTACCTCCCTCCTCGGCGACATCAATGCGAAGCGGCACCCGCGGGAATACACATACGCGACCAAATATGTGCAGAACATGCTGAGAAACGCGGACAAAATCGACCGTGCCGTGGGCAACGTCAAGGCCATGGCTTTCCTGTGGTATCTTGGGTTCAACCTGAAGACTGCCGCATTGAACCTGACGCAGAATGTCATAGCGGGGGTGCCTCGTCTGGGCATGGATGTCCGTGGCGGTGGGACCAAGTACGTCAAAGCGGCCATGGACAAACTCACGGACAGCGTGACCGGCCACAACTCCTTGGCCGAAGATGAGTCCCGGCTCATGGACGAGCTCTATCGAGAGGATGTCATAACCGAAGGCTTTCTGAATGAGATCCGCGGGAAGGTCCAGGGAGTGTCCCTGGCTTCGATCAGCAACAAGGTGCTTCGCGCAGCAGGGTGGCCTATGGCCATGGCCGAGCGTTTCAACCGGGGGTCCCTGGCCCTGGCCGCCTACAGGGCAGCACGAGACGGGCACATCACGAACAAGAGCGTCCTCAAGGAGTACGGGAAACGCCGGGGCGAAACCTTCGATTACGACCAGGCTAAGGCATACGCCGAGAATGTGGTGCGCGATGCCCACTTCGTCTACGGCAAGACAAACCTCCCGCAGCCGCTCAGAAACTCTACCCTTGGGCGCGGCATGAATCCCGCCTACACGTTTCGGACCTTCTCCCACAACATCCTGTCCCTGTGGAACTGGATGCTGACCACGCAGGGCGCGGAGGGGCGTAAAGCATTCGCCAAATCCATGGCCGGCACCATGGCCATTGGCGGTTTCACCGCACTGCCATTCTATGCCACCCTGATGCACCTCTTCCAGTGGATCACCGGGGATGACGACGACTGGACCGAGGAAATCCGCAAGCAGCTTCCCGAAGGTGACATGCTGCGCGACATGGCGAGTTACGGGCTCCCGGCCGGGGCCGGGTTTAGTCTTGGCGGGTCTGTCGGCCTGGAAACTCCTGTTCTCTCTCGTGTGGAGCCTGGCGCAACGCTGGAAGAAACCATATCCGACAACCTCGGGGATATCCTGGGCATCCCCTACGATATGTTCATCAGGAAGCCGACCATGGTCATGAAGGCACTCAAGTCCGGGAATGAGTGGCGTGCGTTTGAAGAAGCCGCGCCCACGATCATCAAAAACGGCATGGCGGGATACCGGTTGTGGAAGCGTGGTCAGTACTCCATGTCCGGCAAGCCGATCAATGAGCCTGGCCAGCGCGGTCCGCGCAAACTGACCAAGGCAGAGGCCCTTGGAAAGATGGCTGGCTTCCAGCCCACTTCAAGCCGCAAGTCGTATGACAAGTACCGGGCTCGGGAAGTCTCCAAAGCCGCCAGGAGCGAGAAAGCCGGTGAATTGGCGAATCGTATTGTCCGGGCATATCGGGATGGCGACAGCGAGACGGTTCAGGATACACTCAAGGAACTGCGAGAGTGGAACCGCCAGGCCAAGGCTGACAAGAAGTTGTGGATGGTCATTACCCGGAAGGACCTGACCTCCCGAATCAAATCGAGGTTGAAGACCGGCGGCCTCAGCCCAAGGGATGCGCTCCGGCTACGGGCGCAGATGGAGGCGTATTGAGAAAGGCCCCCGATGTCGGGGGCCTATTCATCCTAAGCGGCTGCGTCCGTTCCCTCTCGCAAGAGACGGGCGATGTAGTTGACGCCTTTCTGGTAGACGAGGGTCTGCGTTCCCACCCGCATTTCCCCGTTGACCTCGAAACGCCGTTCCACGACGCGGAAGTACCCACGGTTCAGGTATTCCTGCTTGGGCTCGTTGTTGGCCATGAGCAGGCCCCGGTTCCGCAGGAAGCGGAAGAGACGGTTGCGGCCTATGCCGAAGTCCTTGTGCAGGGCCTTGGCCACCGAGCCGATGGGCAGGGCCGTGTCGGTGGCCATGAGCGCATCCATGGTGTCGGCCTTGGGCTTGAGCCTGTCGCGTTCGGCCTGGATGCGCTGGCGCTGCTCCCGCTCGGCCTTGAGGTCCGTCGCCAGCCGGATGATGGTGTCCGGGTTGAGCAGGGCCTCCTCGACCTTCTCCGGGGTCATGTAGCCGCCGTGCTTGCGGACGGAAGGCAGAACCTCACCGACAACCCAATCCTCGAACCGCTCGGCGCTCGGGAGCTTGGACCGCATGATGAGGCGGTAGACGTCGCGCTCGGGGATGATGGTCATTTCCTGGACGCCGCCATTTGAAGGGAGGCCCTGAATCGAGGCCCCCTTGCAGTGAGTAGCAATGGCGTTCCGAGGCTTTGCATACCCCAACACCTCAGCCACATCCTTGGCTACGAACCATGGTTCGCCCTGTTCGTCACGGATGACCCTGACCTCTGCCGTCTCAAACTGGAAGGGGAGGATGCTAGACATGCTTCACCTCCTCAGCGAGGTCGGAAACCGATATTTCACGGAAGGGCCACGGATAGGGAAGAGTGCTCCCCGTACGGTCCTTGTAGACCAAATAATCATAGGCCAAGTCGATCATCGACCTGATCTGTTTGGCCCAAATGCCGCCGCGCTTGGAAATACGAGCCAGACGGCGGTGGTACTCATTGTCTTTGAGATTCAGGGCCTGCGCACTGGCCTCGACGCGCCAGCCGATGGAATGGAGCCGGTCTTCGATCTCTTCGGCTACGGCGTATTTTTCCGTAATCGGAAGATCGGAGAACGGACCATCCTCATCGAACAGGGCGAAATGCAGGACGTTGCGGGGGATACAATAGGCAACCTTGGTTTCAGGTTGCGCTTGCGTGGTGGGCTTGCGCCCAAACAACTTGCCGATTACACTGGTTTCTACTACATTCCTGTGAGCCATGACAGCCTCCTGTTTAGACTGTTTGTGGTCAGGCCTCGGGTGGGAATTGCAGTTCCCTCCGGGGCCGATCTCGTTTGGTTACTTGGTTTCCTTCTTTTCCTCGGCCTCCGCCATCTGCTTTTCCATACACTCAATGAACATGTCTTTGATCGGCTTTTCCTGCTCAATGGAGAACAGCTTAATCCTCTTGTGGAATTCTTTGTCCAGGCGCATGGAGTACGTCACTTGATTATTGCTCATGTGCCTTAATTAATGCTTGCATTACAAACTGTCAACCCCAAAATTGACAAAAATATTGTGCCGTGAGTAGGGCATGAACAACTGTGGAGAAATATGCGTGCGTTGTGACAAGAATAGTGAGGGTAGTGGGATGAAGCGAGTGTTATTTTTTGTTTTGACGTTGTTTCTTTTTCAAAATTCGATTTGCTTGGCCCAGGATTACGACCAAATGGTGACTGAATTCGGGAATGACTTCCCGAATCTTTCAGACATATCAACAATTATAGCCAACGGGAAAGACGATGTGTTTCCAAAGCCGCTTATTGTTCTTGAATATATAAAGAAGGGGGAGTGTGAAAAGGCTTTTTCTTGGCTCAACGAAATACGTCGTCTTGACCAGAGCGAATATTTTGAAATGCTCGGCATCATGTACGCAAATGGCGACTGCGTAGAAAAAGATTTGAGGATCTCAACAGGGTATTTGCGGCGGTCTGGCACAACATCTTCCAAGTTGGATTTGTTGTGGATATATGTATTTAACAAACAAGGGCTTCCCTTCGTCACGCCTCGTGAAGCCTTCGAAATTTCTAATACAAGCGCCAATGAAGGGAGTTACATAGGTGCCGCTCAGCTTGCCTACTCTTACCTTTACGGCGAAGGGACCATCAAAGACTTGAAAGAGGCTTATAAATGGTTCTTGATCGCCATAGCCATGTCCCCTAATGACGGTATCCGTGGTGCGCTCAATTCGGATGCTGACAAAGTCGAAAGCGTCCTTTCTTCTCAGGACAGCGAATCAATGAGAGATGAAGCAAGAAAGAAATTTGATTCAATCAAGGCGACCAAATCTGCTTATAGACCATCTGTCGTGTCTTTCATCTATGCGGTTAGGCCACAGTGATTATTTACCGTAGGGCTCTATCGCGGCTACCATCTGTTGTTTTTTTGTGTTTATTCTTTGCCCTTCCAGCCTCCGCCTGGCAGGGCACCGTCGCCCGCGTCGTCGATGGCGACACGGTAAACGTTGTGACTGACGGCGGCTCAGGCGTCCGCGTCCGGCTCTATGGCATCGACTGCCCGGAACGGAAGCAGCCCGGCGGCAAGGGCGCGACCGACTACGTCAAGTCCGTGATTGGCAGGGTGGTGGATGTCGAAGAGATTGACCGGGACCGTTACGGCCGGTCCGTGGCCATCGTGACAACCGCAGGCGGGCATACGCTCAACCGGATGATTCTTGAGCAAGGGTGGGCCTGGGTCTATTTGCGGTATTGCCGCTTGCCTGTGTGCGGAGAGTGGGAAGAGTTGGAGGCCGGTGCCAAGACAAAGCGTCTTGGCCTATGGCAAGGAGACAACCCGACACCGCCGTGGAAGTGGCGCAGGAGGTAGGGTAAAAGAAAACCCCGCTTTCGGCAGGGTTTAAGCTCAGGGTATTTCCTTCACTTTTCTCGTACGTCCGACCAAGCCCAGACCACTCGGCCAGCTATGGCCCGATTGATGTCGCCGTCAAAATCCCGATTGAGCCTATGGGTCGTGGGCGGAAATTCCTTTGCGTTGTCAGAGTAGAACGTCAATTCCACGTCACCCTTCACCTTTCTTGAGCTCACGCGCTTGATGGCACACCCGCCGTCTGGGTCGCAGACCAGCCAGGTTTTTCCGGCCGTCTCTGGGTTTCTGTTCGATCTATCTACAAGCAGAATGTCTTCCGGCCAGAACGTCGGGACCATGGACCTTTCGTTCCTGCCGATCTCGACCGCAACCAGGTTGGTGGTGAACTGGACGGCCTTTTGGTTCCTCCACACAAGAATCCATCCGCGTATCGAGTCTTGGGGGATGATTCCCGGTCCGGCGGCAACGACTTCTTCGGCCAGGGGCACGGCAATGTAGTCCTCGTCGGCTATCTTGGCCGCATCCGGCGCGTTCACTGCCTTTGCGTCAATGAAGCATACTTCTCTGGTCGGATCGTGCTCCTCAGAATCGAAAACAAGACGAGCTCCCACGCCGTCAATGATTTTGCCTATAGCCTTGAGGTATGTTTCTCGGTCGCGGTTGATAATCCGACTGATCTGAATCGGTGCCACATCGCAGGCGTCAGCTAGACGAGCGACATTCTTGAACCGCTTGTCTTCTCCTGCCAGCCCTTTGAGGCCATTAACGAAATCATCGTGAAATCCCATGATTACCACCAATATCAAAGTTTTCGTATGCAGTCTGTAACCACTTGACGAATCCAGATTGACTTAAAATAACCACTCGGTTAATCTTTGGTCATGAATATCAAGAAAGACCTTATTCAGTTTTTCGACGAAACCGGGTGGAGTAAGCAGAAGTTAGCGGAGGAATCCGGTGTATCCTACATGACCATCCGCCGTATTATTGGCGAAGACGTTACCAGAAAGGATGGGTGTAGGAGCTTTGAGGTTTACGAAAAACTTCATCCCTACCTCTATGGAGACAAGCACCCCGGCCCCAAGGAAGTTGCCGCATGACATCACGTCGGCAATGCCCCCCTGAACTGAATAACCCTTCCCGCCGGGGCTTCCCCGTTCGCGGGCTCTTTTTTGTTCGCGGCCATATCCCTCCGCGCCATGATGTGGCTGATGGCCTGGGCCGCCACGTCGTTGTAGGTGATGTACGGGTCCACATCCGGGGCCAACTTGACCCGGTAGAACCCCGGTTTATTCGTCCCTGTGGCGGTCATTACGGCCGTGGCCAGGACCGATCCGTCCGCCTGCCTTTTGAAATGAATGTTCAATTTCGCTTCCATGCTCTGACCAAAACACAGGGCAGGGCAAGCAGAATAGCCAACCTATTCCGAGGTTTGCCATGAACGACAGCCGCTTGATCTCACTGATGCACCGGATTGCCAGCCAATCCGACAAGTCCATTGAGCAGCAATGCGACGATATCTATGGCGAGGGGATGAAGTCCCACTGGACGTACCGCAAGGAACTCAACCCGACTGAGGAGTATGCACGGTTCCCAGCCGAGAAGTTGGCCGCGTTCTGCTTGTCAAATCACAACATCGCCCCCCTGGAATACATCGCCGATCTTCTCGGCTGCGACGTCCGCCGCCGAGATCGCAAGTCTGTACCCCAGGCCGGACCATCCGCTCTCATTTCTGCCGTGAGCCTTCTGATGGAACTCGCGGAGTGTCCGACCGCATCTCGGATTGAAATGTCCAGAGCGGTCAATCGTATCATTGAGGAGGCCGAGGCTGTCGTGTACCGGCGGTTCCCGGATCAGGTCGTTGCGTTCAGCCGCCGCCCCATCCCTCGGAACACCCGCCCATTCTGGCGCAGGATCTTCCGTCGAGAGTAGGAGCCATGCCCAAGGACGCGCACGGACTCGAAATACCGCCCCGCACGCGGTGGAGGGAGCAATACGAGAAGCTCCTGAACGAGTTCTTGTGCGTTAAACGCGACAAGGAAATAGCCCTGCAAAAACTTGAACAAGCTCAGGACGGAATCAGGCTGATGAAAACGCAGATACAAATACTCAGGAACCAGAACAAGGCACTCAGGGCCGGGCAGGTCCCTTTGCCGCTTGAAGAGGTCGCGTAATGGCGAAGAAGGCTCCGGCTTTCCAGATATATCCGGACGACTGGTTGTCCGACACCCAGCTTATGCAGGCGTCCGACGCCACACAAGGCCGTTGGATGCGCTGCCTTTGCCGTATGTGGCGGAATCCCCAGAAAGGTATCCTGGAAGGCCCCGGCCCTTCCCTTTGCAAGGCCTTGGGGATGTTCCCAGACGAATTTTTCGACTTCCTTCAACAGGTTGCTCAGTTCTGTTTTGCCGACCTGAAAATAGGCGAAGAGTGGATTGTAAAAGAGGGTGAATTTGTGGCCTCAGGCGTTACCGAAGCGTTACTTGGTAACGCAAAAAGTAACGCTGAAATAACGCTTCACAACGCTGAAATAACGCTCATAAATCGACGTATGTGGAGAGAACAAAAAGTCAAGAATAACAACGCTGAACGTCAACGTCGCTTCAAGGCAAAACAATCTGGTAACACGGGGGTAACGCCCTCTTCTCCTTCTCCTTCTCCTACTCCTACTTATAACACTACTCTTACTAACACACACAATAGTGCCTCTAACAGGGAGCCGGAGCAGGGGGGCGTGTGCGAGGAAAATGCCCCGCCAAGGTCCGGTCCAAAGAAGAACAATTTCCCGTCCAAGAATCATCCCGCCCGCGCCGGGTTCAAGTCGTGCTTCGACGTCTACCCCGTCCAGGAAAACGAGGTCGAAGGGTGGAGGGTCTGGCACGACATGTATCAGCGAGGGCTACTCATCGAACCGGCCTACATCCGCGATCATATCATCGAGCGCAGGGACAACGACGAGAAGTGGTTACGCGGATTCGTCCCGCAATTTTCGAAGTTCGTTGAGAACCAGCGTTGGAAGGACAAGTACCAGCGCGCGGAAACCCAGGCCAACAAGACACCAACCCCGCCTCCGCCTAAGCCCGGGGTCGTGAAGGAGGACGCAGCATGAATAAGCAAGAGTACAACCGCCGTTTCGACGCCTTCTGGAAATGCTGGGTGGATATCCACGCCAGCTTGGGGTTCAACGCCCCCGACGCCAACGACAGGCGTACCACCGTCGCGTGGGAGAAGGTCCAGAACTTCATCGAACCCGAGGCGTACCCGTTCATCGCCGAAGTGCTCGGGGACGGGGACAACAAGCCCAGGAATCTCAAGAAGGCCATGATGGCGGTTTACTACCAGTGGCGGGAAAAACAGCAGGCCGAACGCCCTGCAAGCGAGGCCATGGACGGACAACGGGGCAAGTTCTGCGACGGCCCGATATGCCGCCAGATTGCCGCTCTGGGGAAAGAGGGGGTCAAGGGCATGGAAGCAATCAAGATTGCCGTCGAGACGGAACGGTCGAAGCGGTACCAGCAATAACCTAGCCTGTTGAACAATGCTGAAACCCGACCAATACGCGAAAGGAGACGAGGAGTGAGTAAGATACGCAAAGAGGCCGAACAGTTCGTCCAGCTTTACGGCAGGCACAGAACCAGCTTCGACCCGGATTCGTTTGCCGGGTGGGCAAAGCGTCAGGCTGAACGCGTCTTGCTGCTAGAAGATGCTTGTCGTTGCTATGAGGCTGGCTGGAAACTGTGGCGCTCAGCGACTTGGTTGAAGTCTCAGAAATTTCAACATGCTGCAAGGTATGGGGCCAACAAGATGCTCGACAAAGCTGCCCACCTATACAGCCAAGCGGAGGGACTGTGATGGCCAAGCCCTGCGACACAAAGGAATACCGCGACAAGCTGCCGTGCCTCTCTCCTGATGGCAAGACCTGTTACGGCCGCCAATATTGGGACCGGGCCCGTGGGCTGGATCCAAAGGCGATTCGCCACATGGGCGCGTGCCCCTGGATTGAGCAGGTCCGCGAGTATTGGCGGAAGAAGGGGTACGGGAAATGAGCGACACCGTCACCATCAAGCTGCCATTCCCCCCGAGTACGAACCAGTACTACCGGTCCATCCGCATGGGCCAGGGAGTCAGGACGCTCATCAGCGCGAAGGGCCGGGACTACCGCGATGCCGTTGTCGGCGAATGCTGCGTTGTCCACCTGACCAATATACACCTGGGCGGACGTCTGGCCGTGAAGGTGACGCTGTACCCGCCTGACCGGCGCAAGCGTGACCTGGACAATTTTAACAAAGGGCTGCTCGACGCGCTCACTCACGCCGGGATCTGGGGCGATGACTCCCAGATTGACGACCTGCGCGTGGTGCGCGGGGCCGTGGTCAAGGGCGGGTATGTCCTGGTCGAGGTTCGGGAGCTCGATGTGCTCAGGATGGCAGGATAACCCATGGCAACGAACGTTTGGGACCACTTCGGCAACAACATCAGCCGCGACCTACTTGACTTCACCATTGGGCCACGCCTGGGCGGCGGCATCAGCCGAGAAGTGTTCGTCTGTGCCACCAACACGGACTTCGTCCTCAAATTCGAGACGGCTGAGAACTCTTGGCAGAACATCATGGAGTGGGAAGTCTTCCACGAGGCCGAGGGTACTCCGGCTGCGAAATGGCTTGCACCCTGCGAACGAATCAGCGCCAACGGCAAGGTGCTCATGCAGCGCCGGACGCAACCACTCGGCTGGGCAGAGCGGCCGAAGATGATGCCGAGGTTCTTCACCGACCTGAAGTTGACGAATTTCGGGACCATCGACGGCCATGTCGTGGCTCACGACTACGGCGTGAACATGATCCTGCGCAAGGGACTGAGCTGCCAGATGTGCAAGGCTCAATGGTGGCAGGTCAACGGAGGAGAGTCGGACAGATGAATCATAAACCGCGTGAGAGCGCAAAAGGAGAACGGAATGACTGAACAACAGGTTATCACTGCGTTTGTGGCCATGTGCAGACAGAGCATCAACCCCGAGTCTTTTTCAAACCTGGCCGGGGATATTGTTCCGCAGTTGGAAAACAACCGCCGCGATTTGAGTCGCGAAGTGGAAGTACCGGACAACTGCGGCATATGCGGCAAGCCCCTGGCCGGTCAGCCTACGTACCTCGACGAGGAATGCGGAACGTGCTGCTACATCCACAGCGGACACCTGTCGAGTTGTGCCGTGAACAACGGCCCTGCCGAGGATACTGGTCCGTGCGACTGCAGGCACGATGCGGACGGTTACGGTTGCGGAATCGCAGAGTCCTTCACCTGCTCAAGCTGCGGCGAACTGTTTGCAGGTGGCCCGTGCAACGTCCAGGGCGAGTGCACACGGTGCGCCGTGTCCGACCACGAACGCGGCGAGTAGCGTCAACAATCGGGGCGTGGCGCAGTCAGGTAGCGCGCCTGCTTTGGGAGCAGGATGCCGGGGGTTCGAATCCCTCCGCCCCGACCAAGGAGAACCAGTGCAAGACATCACCATGCAGCGGATACAGGCCAGGCTCGACAGGGCCAGGTGCGAACACCCCGAGTTTACTCCGCACGGTGGCGGGCTTTTCGAGGCCCTGGCCATCATCGCCGAAGAACACGGTGAGGTGGCGGCTGCCGCCAACGATGACGAGGGCGTGTCCCGGGTCAATAATGAACTGCTCGACCTCATCGCCACGGGCATTCGGGCCCTGCAGGAGGAATACAAGTGACCGATGCTGAAATCCAGGCGTGGCAGGAACGCCACACGTTCGAGTGTCCGCATATCCGGGCCCGGATCACGCCCGAGCAGTGCAAGGCGAACAGGGCCAGGGTCGGCGGGTGGAGCACCACCGGGAACCAGCCCCACAAAATCAACCGGTGCGAGCGGTGCACCGAGTACGGCGCGCTCATCAAGACGGTGGCCGAGCGGCTGCCGAAGGAGGCCAAGACGGTGGCGAAGCGTGGAAAATGCGAATGTTGCGGACGTGGGCCGTACTCTCTGAGTGGCGGGCTGTGCGGGGAGTGCTCCAAATATCGCGCGTCCGGCGAGCTCATCCGCGAGGGCGACGAATGGGTGTGGCTGATCACGATGCCCGAGCACGCCCTGGCCGACGAGCCCAAGAGCGAGGAGTACCACGAGACAGTCGAACCGGAGAAGGTCGTCTGCATTGGGTGCGGCCGGGATAGCAAGAAGATTGTCGCGGGTGGTTTGTGCAGCGGTTGCTACCGGTATATCAAGGACGGGCGGTTGGTCGTGAACGGCGACGGGACCGTGACTTGGAAGGTGGAGCCTCCGGCGTATGTCTCCCACACTATCCGCTTGGCCTGGGTAATGGGCAAACAAGAGGTTGACGACGCCAGGGAAGGCAACCCGCTCGAGAAACAGGAATATGCCGAGGCGTGCGACAAGTGCGCGTGCCCCGGGCCATGCTCGCATACTACGATGCTAGGCGGCCCTACGGGGCCAGTCCCTCTCGACATTTACCCTGCGTCTGGTTCGGACAAGCCTGTTTTCGGGGGCCTGGACATCGCATCCGGCCAAGACCGGTCCGTCCAGTTCGGCGGTCTGACCCTGACTCGGCATATCACCCACCGCACCACCTCCACCAATCAGCCGTTTGCGGCGGTGCGTAAAAACGCCAAGGGCGTGGATCTCGCGCTCAATGCCGTGACCGTTCTCAAATTCGGGCTGACCAAGGCCAAGTACGTGGACGTCTACTCGGACGCCGGAGCCAAGGTCCTGGCCCTGGTCCCGCTCGACGAACCCACGGACGGGGACAGCGTCTTGCTCAGGGTCCAGGACGGCAACACCAGGATTATTTCGGCAACCGGGTTCCTCCGCGACCTGGGGGTGACCGAAACGGGGCGGTACAAGGTGACCGGCGATGGCGGGGCTTCACCGGGGATCGTGGTCGTGGACTTCAAGGAGCGGGCGGCATGATGGAAGGGTATGCGGACGCCGTATTCTTCATCGTCTCACAGTTTGAGGTAACACCATGGCGTAAGTACCTGCTGTTTGGAACGATGATAGTTTTTTGCATTGTGCAGGCTGTTTGCTTTTGTATCGCACAATTTCAGTTGAGCACGATGCATAGGCGCTGGTTCAATCCTCCGCCATCCCCACCTGTTTCACCGGAATACCCACCGGAAGAGGAGGACGCCGAATGACCGGACGCATCCCCGTTCCGCTCTGGACGTGGGCAGGCATAGCCAAGTACTACGATGTTGACCCACGCAAGGCTAAGTCGTGGAAAGAACGGGGCGCGCCGATCCGCATGACCGACAAAGGCGCATACGCCGAAGCCTGGCAGCTGTCCGATTGGTTGTATGCGCAACCGGAGTCAGGCCCCGCGAGATGCCCCGGCAACCTAGTGAAATCGAAGTCGTAGCGACAGCCCCCGAAAGGGGGCTTTTTTGCGCCCTCAAAACACCCTGTCAAGAGTACATCTACCGTGCATCTACCGTGCATCCACCGTGCATTCTCGTACAGATCCCCAAATCCCGTGGTAGAATTACAGCCACTAGAAAAGGGTCCGTGTTTTGGCCCTGACCGGCTGCACAGGCCACGGCTCGGCAGTACGACACCAGGAGGCTCGACCGGACCACCACGCAATACGAAGGGACAGGCTCATGGCAATCATCTCCACCATCCGCGATGGCATGCAACACCGGTTCAATCCCCTGCATGTCTACTGCCGACTGCGATGCGTCGGGTGCCCTGACCGGGTAGCCCGGCGCATTTCGTCGTGGTGGGAGCGGGCTATAGCCTGGGTCTTGTACGGAGGGAGTCATGGGAATGTTTGAGTCCGCGGCCATCAACCTGGTGCTCGAATACGTGTACAAGCTGATTGCCCTGTTCTTGCTGTGGGCCAGCTTGCGCATGCTCGAAAGATTTAACGGCCGTCCCTGGTCCAACACCATTCGGCAAATCGAAGGAGATGCCCTTGCGCTGGCTATTTATCAGTCTGCTGTGTGGATTGGTTGCGCTCTCGTCTTGGCCTCTTGAGGCCCTGGCTGGGCGCTATACCGACCGCTACGACAGCGAAATCAGCAAGGCCGCCGAACGGTGGTGGACGCCATATCCTGAGGGTCATTGGCTGTGGCTCAAGGCCCAGCTGTATCAGGAGTCCCAGCTTGATCCTTCGGCAGTGTCGCCAGTCGGGGCAGCCGGGCTCGGGCAGTTCATGCCACGCACCTGGGACGAGGTGTCCGGCCAACTCGGCTTTGGCCGAGTATCGCCGCATTCCGTGCGGCACTCCATCATGGCCGCGGCCTACTACATGCGCAAACTGCGCAATGGATGGTCGGCCCCGCGCCCGGAAATGGACCGCATGGACTTGGCCCGGGCCAGTTACAACGCGGGCATGGGAAACCTGCTCAAGGCGCAGCGGGCGGCGGGCGGGGCAAACCGTTACGCTGCCATCATCGAGGCCCTGCCGTTGGTCACCGGGCATCATGCAGAGGAAACCATCACCTACAATCGGCGTATCCATCGCTGGCACAGGGAGCTCGCATGTTTTCCACGCTGATAGCCAAGGCCGTGGGCCTGTTTGCGGGCAAGGCCTCGCTCCTCAAATGGGTGGTGTTGGGTGTCGGTTTGGTGGCCGTGGCCATCGTTATATTGTGGCTGCTCTGGGCCAGGGCCGAACTCCGCGCAGACCTAACCCTGGCCGAGATGGACTTGGCCGCCATGACCACGGCCTATGAAGCCAACCGCGAGGCCCTGGCCGAACTCGAACAAATTTCAGAGGCAAAGGACAAAGCCCTGGCCGCCCGTGACCGGGCAATCAAGGTAATCGTAGCCGAACGCGATGCGGTGCGGCGCAAATGGCAGGAGGCGTTGAGAAATGAGCCGGAAACTCGCGATTGGGCTGATACTCCTCTGCCTGATGCTGTTCGCGGCCTGCTCCAGTAGGCGGCCTGAGATGGTCACGGTGACGAAGGTTGTCCGCGTGGTTCCGCCGGAACACCTGATGGAGCAGACGCCGGGACCGGATTGCAGCAAGGCTGAGACAAATGGTGACTTGGTCCAGTGCATCCTGGACTACCGGGACGCTCTGGGCCGGTGCAATGCGGATAAGGTGGCAATCAAGGGTAGCCTGCAAGCGGACGGTGGCAAGTGAACAACGAAGAAGAGCACCGCAACCTCTGGGACGCCATCAACGGGTTGAGAGACGAGAGGTCGGTTGTCCAGTCGTCCCTGGCCCGAATCGAAGCGATGCTTTCGGAGCGATGCGAGGCGCGGATGAGCACGATGCAGGACATGAAGACAAAGCAGGAAGAGCATGACAACCGGCTCAAGAAGCTGGAGGAGTTGCGAGCTCAAATTCTTTTGTTGTCTGCAATCGGGGCTGTTGTTGGTGGTGGGGCTGTGTCGTGGATATTCAAATTTTTCGGGAGTTGAACAGCATGCCCATAGGCCAAAAAATCAGAGACATCACCGACCACGTTGTTGCGGAGAGCCCGCTTCCCGTCGAGCGCGTGCAGTCCATGGGCCAGGCGGGCCCGGGCGGGGCGTACAGCCTCTACCGTATCTGCCAGTTCGACACGGACAGACTCCCGGCCAGGCCGGTGCAGTTCATCAAATTTCAGACAGGATCCCCCGACCTGCGCGGCATCAACGGGACCACCAACGAGGCGCTGCTGGCCATCGTCATGGACCGGCTCAAGTGCTTTCAGAGGGGACAGTTCCCGTGCGCGGAGAACGACGAGGCCCTGGCTCACATCATGGCCGCCATGGGCGCACTCAAGGGGCGGACCTTACGTCGGCTGCATGCTGCTCAGGAGGCGGAGTAGGTGCCCAAGAAGAGCGCGAAGTCCACTACTCCACTCAACGCGAAGCAGGCACGCTTTGTTCAGGAGTACATCATCGACCTGAACGGCAATCAGGCCGCAATTCGTGCTGGATACTCGGAGAAGACAGCCTATTCACAGGCAAACCGCCTTTTGAAAGACGAGCGAATCAAGGCAGCCATCAAGAAGGCGATGGATGACCGAAGTGAACGCACCGAGATTACGCAGGACTATGTTCTGAGAAACATAAAGGAAATCACCGAACGCTGTATGCAGGCCATCCCCGTGACCGACAGGAACGGACAAATGGTCTTTGTCGAAAATGCAGATGGGATTTTGTGCCCGGCCTTCACCTTTGATGCACGCAGCGCCCTCAGGGGCAACGAGCTCATGGGCAAGCACAAGGGCATGTTCAAAGACAAGGTGGACCACAACCATTCAGGAATGGTCCATCATAAGCATGAGCTTGATGTCATGCGAAACATCATGGACGAGATAGATGGGAAGACCGCCACGCTGGTTGAAGAAAACTAGCCAGCAGAAGCAGCCCCGGGAATTGTCCCGGGAAGAGATCTTAGAGAATTGGGGGAACCGTGTATGGCGCCTCAATAACCTCTATTGGATCCTCGACAAGTATGGCCGCGAGGTGAAGTTCCAGATGAACTACGCCCAGCGGACTATATTGCCGCTGCTCTGGTATCTGAATCTTATCCTCAAGGCCCGCCAACTCGGCTTCACCACCCTTATCTGTATCCTGTTTTTGGACGCATGCCTGTTCAATAGCAACGTCCGCGCTGGCATCATCGCGCACAACCGGGAAGATGCGAACTCATTCTTTGACGACAAGGTTGACTTCGCCTACCAGCGCCTGCCCGATATTGTGAAGGAAGCTATCACCGCCGAGACGGACAAGGCCGGCATGCTCAAGTTCTCCAACGGTTCTTCCATCCGGGTGTCAACGTCCTTCCGGTCCGGAACGCTTCAGTTCCTTCACATCTCCGAGTTCGGCAAGATATGCGCCAAGTACCCAAAGAAGGCCAAGGAGATCGTCACCGGCGCCCTCAATGCGGTGGCTGCAGGTTGTCATGTCTTCATTGAGTCCACGGCTGAAGGGCGTAGTGGGTACTTCTGGGATTACTGCGAGACTGCAAGGAAACTACAGGCCAGCGGGGCGAGACTGACAAAGCTCGACTACAAATTTTTCTTCTTCGCTTGGTGGCAGGACCCTAGTTATACCATCGATCCGACTGGCGTGATTCTCTCTACCGAGAACAAAGATTATTTTGATGAGTTGGAGTTCAAGCACGGGATCAATCTCACTCCCGGGCAAAAAGCATGGTATGTCAAAAAGCTCGAGACTCAGGGCGACGACATGAAGCAGGAGTTCCCGAGCACACCGGACGAAGCTTTTGAAATTGCTGTCCAGGGCGCCTATTACCGGACCGAGCTCATTCAAGTACGCAAGCAAAAACGTCTGGGGGCCTTCCCCTATGATCCGCGATACCCGGTCAATACGTTTTGGGATCTGGGCATATCCGACCACACCTCCATTTGGTTTCATCAGGACGTAGCCGGGAAGCAAGTCTTCATCCGGTATTTCGCATTCTCGGATCGTGGTCTTGGGTTCTACGTCAACTACCTGAAGGAAACGGGCTACACCTTCGGCATTCACTTCTTTCCACATGACATGGCCAAGAGAGAGATGGGTAGCCAGGAAAACCCAAAGTCACTCATCGATACCTTTCGGTCGCTGTTGCCGGGGCATGACACATACATTGTCCCTCGAGTGGCCGACATCGCCAGCGGCATCCAGGCGGTCAGAAACGTTCTTCCCGTTTGCTACTTCGACGCAGAGAATTGCGACGAGGGAATCAAAGGGCTTGAGAACTACCGGAGACGTTGGGACGACAACAATGGATGCTGGATGAATGCGCCGGTCCATGATTGGGCCTCGCATCCAGAGGCGGCTTTTCGGCAGTACGCAATGGGATACGCGGCACCGTCCGAGGGTAAGACGGGCTGGCGCCCAAAGAGGAGATAGTCCATGCCGTTGAAGAAGATGACTCCACATATGGCCGCAGGATTTGTCGAAGAGGCACGCATGGCCGCCCGTGACTGGCGGTCCGATTCGTGGCGCGACTGCGAGATGTACGACGGCTACCAGTGGACTCAGGCAGACAGGTTAGATGCGATAGAGAAAGGCATAGACCCGCTGACCATCAACAAGATTTTCCCGGCCGTAAACCTGATTATCGGGACCCAGGCAGCCGGCCGCCAGAACATTATCGCAAAAGCGCGGACCACCAAAGACGGACAGATGGCCGAGATCATGACCGAGTCAATCCAGTTCGTCATGGACCAAAACCGTGGACAGCACCATATTTCCAGGGCGTTCAAGGACGCCGTTGTCCCCGGTATCGGATGGATCCATGTCGGTTTGAACCCCGATCCTCGCAAGGAACCCATTCAGATCAGGCAACGCGATTGGAAAGAGGTTTGGTGGGACCCCTTTGCTTCCCCGTGGCTGGACCCGGAGGAATGCCGGTACATGTTCTTCCAACGGTGGATGGACCTCGAGGCCTTGATCTCCATGTTCCCCGAGAAGGAGAAGGAAATCCAGGGGGCCTATGATGGTCTGTCCTCCAACGACAGTGACTACATCGTGGGATACGGCGACTACGCCGACGACATCGAGCAGTACAAGCGCGTCATGGGAATGGGCAACTGGATTGACCCCAACCGCAAGCGCGTTCGCCCGGTTGAGATGTGGTATCCGGTCCTTGAAGATTGTCTGTTCGCCCGCTTCCCCGACGGCCGTTGCCTCGAGATTGATCCAAAGAGCCCTGACCAAGAGGTCTACATGATGGTTACGGCCGCCGTGGAGATCATCAGGGCCAAGGTTCGGAAGATGCGCGTCCTCACTTTCCTAGGCGCTCAGCCGCTTCAGGATATGCCCAGCCCACACGGACATGACCAGTACCCCTACGTGCCGTTCCTCGGCTACGTGGACCGGTTCAAGTTCCCCTACGGCGTGCCCCGGCAGATTCGCGGTCAAAACGAAGAGGTGAACAAACGCCGTTCCATGGCCCTGGCCCTGTTGCAAAAACGTCGTGTCTTATTCGAGGCAGAGGCCGTTGAAGATGCTCAGACTCTCTATGATGAAATAAATTCCATGGATGGTGCCGTGAAGCTCAAAGAGGGCGGATTGGCCAAAGTCCAAATCATTGAAGGGCAGATGCTCGCTCAGGGGCAGGCCGATTTGATGACGGCATCCGAATCCGAGATTCAGCAAGTCTCTGGGGCCAACGACGAGATCATGGGCTATCGTTCAAGCGTTCAATCCGGCAAGGCTCTGGAAAACAAGCAGCGTCAGGCGAATACGGTTCTGGCGGAACTCTTCGACAACCTCAAGCAGAGCCACCAACGCATTGGCACCTTGGCGTCAGCGGAGATTCAGGACAAATGGAAGGGGCCGAAAATTCTTCGTATCACTGACAAGATCACGAACCAGGAAAGGTTCGTCGAGCTCAACCAGCCGAAGCGGGACGAAATAGGAGGCGTGGTCATCACCAACAACATCACGCAGGGTATTTACGACATTGTCATCACCGATTCTCCGGCCACCGACACCACAAGGGAACAGAGCCTTAACCTTATCATCGAATGGGTGAAGCAGTCCCCGCCGGAGATCATTCCGCACCTCATGTCGTTCGCCCTTGAACTTTCCAACCTCCCGAACAAGGACGCCCTCCTGATGCGCCTGCGCCCGCTCTTGGGGCAGATGCCCGGTGAGGAGGATATGACGCCGGAAGAGATCAAGGAACAAGTCCTGGCCAGGATGCAGTCCGAAAAAGAAACGGCAGAGAAGCAGAAGATGATTGAAGATCGCATAGTCTTGCTCGGACTTGAGGCAAAGCAGCTTGAGAACGCAAAACTCAGGGCGGAGATAGCGGACAAGGCCGCCAAGGCAGACAAGACCGTTGGCGACCAGAAGCGCGAGGATTATCTGGCCGGGCACAAAGTCGGAAAGGAATTGGCCGAGGAAGCGAGAAAGAGTCAACCACAGCCTGCACTGCCGCAGATATAAGGCGAGAAGATATGCCGAACGCTGAACCGAAGAAGGATTGGGGGGCGATGACCCCCGCCCAGGAAGCCGCCTTTGAACGCAAGGCGGAAAAACATTTCCGCGGCCATCGGGAACTTCCTAACGGCCGCAACTTTCGGTGCTGGAACCGGACGGAAACTGAGGTTGACCGGCAGAAGTACCGGGACAACTTCGACCGGATCAGGTGGGAATAGGCATGGCCGTCTCCGCTGAAACAAGACTACTCATCCGCATCATTGTCCGCGGATTGAAAATGATCGTGTCCCTTTTGGAGAAAATGGAGAAGGGAGAAGATATTAAGGGCTTGTAGCCCGCACACATACCGCCTGATGCCGCGCCCGACCGGGCCCCGCATTATAGGCAGCCAACCGCGCCAATAGGCCCCGTTGCAGGGAACTCGAAAGAGTCTCCCTCTTCGGGGCTTTTGTTTTGCCGCCACCGGCGGGCGTTACCGCCGAGGAAATATCACTCCGGGTCGGCCCCCGTGACCAGCCGAAATGCGCCTTTCTCAGGCGAAAAAGGAGAATCGAGATGGATAAGCAGCTTCAGGACACGACCACAGAAAGTCAGGAAGAAGCACGTCAGGAAAGCGTGACCGAGCAGGCCACCGAGCAGGAAACCCCATCCCAGGAAGCGCCGACTTCGGAAGAAAGCGCGGCCGACGATTCGGGCAGTCCGGAATACGACTGGCTCGAGAAGGCCCCGTCTGAAGCCGAGTTGCGCGGAGAAGTGCCCGAGGAAGAGCCAGGGACGAACGAATCGGACCAGTCCCGTCCGTCAGGTGACAAGGACACCGAAATTCCTGAGAAAGACGGCGATGGGGAGCCAGCCGATGACAAGGGCGAAGCTAAGCCAGAAGACGGAGGCGACGGCAAATCAGACGAAGATGCGCCCGCCAAAGACGATGAAGGCAACGAACGGACCGTCCCCCTCAAAGCCCTGCAGGAAGAGCGAAAGAAACGGCAGGAAGCACAGAACAGGCTCAAGGAAGCTGAGGATGCCCTGACTCGGGAGCGCACCGCCCGTGAGGCCGGTACCGCCAAGCCGAAGAAGGACGCTCCCCAGGCTACGATTCCCGAAGAGCTCTTGCCGGACGTCCAGGAGTTTCAGAAGAAATACCCCGAGTATGCGGCCATGGCCACGGAGGATACCCCCGAAGGCAAGGGCCTGAGGGTACGCCTTGAGGACTACGGTCCCGAGGTTGCGGCCGACTATGCTCACGGCAAGACCCTGGAGCTCAAGGTCAAGGCCGCCGACGAGAGCGCCCGGACTTCCGGCACCACAGTGTTCCTCGATAATTGCGTCACGGAACTGAACGGGTTGTTCCCTGAAGGGACCGCCTCAGGTGAGACAGCGACAAAGGCTGTCAGCTTCGCCAGTGAACGCGGCCTTTCTTCCGAAACAATCCTGGCCTTGACGAATCCCAAGACCGTCCTGGTCGATCCTGAAACAGGCAGCCAAGTCTATCTCGGCCGCAAAGCTATTGAAGTCGCGGGCTTCGTCAAGGACGCCTACGACTTCAACGGTTCGGTGGACACTGATGCCCTTCGGGCAGAACTCGAACAGTCCATCCGAGCCGAGGTCACGAAGGAACTCACTGAAAAATTCAGGGGAGGCGGCGATGGTCCGGACTTCCGTAGCCTCGGTGATGGACCGGGTTCTTCCGAGAAGCCCGAGCCCACCGGTGCGACCATGTCCGAGGCCGACTTCGCCAGACTCTCCCCCGAGGAACAGGCCAAACACCTTGGAGGGTAGTTAAATGGCTGATACCGAATTTGCTCTTAATGATCCGTTGGCTGTCCAACGATGGTCCACTTCCCTGGCCGTTGAAGCGGCCATCAATCAGTACTTCGCCAAGTTCATTGGCGCCGGCGACGACGCGCTCATCAAGCAGCAGAACGAACTGGAAAAGGGCGCCGGTGAGAAAATCACTGTGGGCCTGCGCATGAAGCTCTCCGGCGACGGTGCCGAGGGTGATGCCGACATTGAAGGGACTCCTGCCGAAGAAGCCCTGACCTTCTTCAACGATGCGCTGTTCATCGACCAGCGCCGGAAGGGTACCCGCACCAAGGGCAAGATGACCCAGCAGCGTGTCCCGTACAATCTGCGCAAGCAGAGCCGTGACGCCCTGGCCATCTGGTTCGGCGAGGACCAGGACCAGCAGATCATGATGTACCTGGCCGGTGCTCGGGGCATCAACTCCGACTTCCACGTAGCGGACACCTGGACAGGCCGCGCCAACAATACCTTGTCCGCCCCGGATTCTTCGCACACCATCTATGGCGGTGACGCGACCGGCGCTGCCGACATGGAGGCTGCGGACTCCATCGGACTCGTTCTCGTTGAACGTCTGGTGGCTTTGGCTGAAACCAGCGACCCGATGATGCTTCCGTTCATGGTCGACGGCGAGAAAAAGTTCGTCCTGCTCATGCACACATACCAGGCGTATCAGCTCCGCACCTCGTCCAGCGAAAACGACTGGCTGGCCATCCAGAAGGCCGCGGGCGTGCGCGGCGACAAGAACAAGATCTACAAGAACGCGCTCGGCGAATACGCGGACGTGATCCTGCACAAACACCGGAATGTCATCCGTTTCGACGACTACGGTGCAGGAGCCAACGTGGAGGCCGCCCGGGCTCTGTTCCTTGGTGCCCAGGCAGGCATGATCGCCTACGGCGGCGTGACCAAGAAGAACCGGTATTCCTGGAACGAGGAAACCGACGACCGCGGCAACAAGCTCGCCATCACCGGCGGCTGCATCTACGGCGTCAAGAAGTCCACCTACAACGGGAAGGACTTCGGCGTCGTCGCCGTGGACACCGCCTGCAGCAACCCGAACGCCTAGTCAATGAACCTAAACGCCCGGGGGAGTGGTCCCCCGGGCCATTCAAGGATAACTGCATGATTAAGCTGACGTACAAGAGAGGGAAAAACCTTCACCTGAAGGGCAAGTACCTGACCAAAGAATACGAGTTCACCAAGGACAACGGCTACTCTTGCGAAGTGGATGAAGCCGACGCCGAAGTGCTCATCAAGCGTAACCCGATCATGTTCGACATCGGCCCCGGTTCCGACCTTTCCGATGTCGAATACATCGATCTGGATGATCCGGACGACGTCAACCCCCAGAACCATGCCGAAGGACTCGACGATCTTCGGAACGCCCCAGCCCCGGCCGCCAGCGTTCAGCCTGTGGCCCATGGCGAGGCCCCAACCACCCCCGCTCCTGAGGGCGGTCCGGAAGACGACCCCAACAAATGTGACACGCTCGAGGAAGCTGTTTCCGTGGTCAACGCCATGGGCCGTCATGCCGCCCTGGACAACTACGCGGCAGAAATCGGCATGAATCCTCTCGCCGAGGGACTGAACGTTGCGGACAAGAAGTTGGCCATCATCGACTACATGCAGGCGATGCAGGCCAAAGCCGACGCCCTCAGCGAGTAGGGAGATTGAACCATGACCATGACGGCCAGGGAACTTATCGACGCGGTACGGTCAGACCTCAGTGACGACGGTACGCGCTGGGATGACAACACCATGCTCGGGTATATAAACCGGGCGCAAAACATGGTGGCTAATCTTCGTCCGGACGTGAGCACCGAAGTCGATGTTGTAAAACTCGAAGCGGGCAAGACCCGGCAGACCGTTCCCGCGACGGCCCGCCTCTTGGTCGCCGTTTCCCGCAACATGGGCGTCGATGGAGAAACCCCTGGCCGTCCTGTTACCGACGTGAGCCAGGATGACCTGAACGCGGCAAATACAACATGGCACAACGACACGGCTTCAGCCGTCATCTACCATTTCACCTACGACGAGAAGACACCAGAGTACTACTACGTCACACCGGTACCGGCCGAGGACGTGCACCTTGAATTGGTGCTGGCAGCCCCACCTGTCCCCGTGGAGGACGTTGAATCAACCATCGCCCTTGATGACACCTGGCAGGAAGCCCTGATGGAGTGGATGAAGCGGTGCGCCTACAACATCAACGGCAGTTCCCTCACTGAGAAGCAGATAGCCAAGGGCCATGAGCAGTCATTCTACGTCATGCTCGGTGACGAGGCTCGGGCCAGACTTTTGGCCTCGCCTAACACCGACGCCAGGGAGGTTTCAGTCTGATGACTCTCGCAACCATCCAGTGGGCAGAGTACGCCGACTTGATTCTTCTGGATCTTCCCGGGTGCCCGATTCCGGCGATCATCGACGCCGTCAGAAAGGCGGCTATTCGCTTTTGCCGCAAGTCCGAAGTCTGGTGGATAGACTCCAGTGCCACGGACATCATCGCGGGGCAGAGCGCATACAACTGCGTGGTGGATGACAACAACGTCAAGGTCAGCAACGTGACTAAGATCAAGGTCGCCGAGCAGGAAGTCGAGCCAATATCCAGGGCCGGATGGGATGACCTGGAAGATGATACCGCCCGACAGCCCCTCAACTATCGTGTGACCGCTCCCAATCTGGTCCACCTCTGGCCGACCCCGTTGCAAACCATCAGTGGTGCCATGGTCGTCAGGGTTGTCCTGCAGCCTTCGAGGACTAGCCTTGTGGGGCCTGAGTTCCTGATGGACGAACATGAGGAAGCCATAACCGCAGGAGCCCGGGCGTATCTGATGCTGCAACCGAACAAAGCCTGGTCCAACCCGCAGTTGGCCGCAGTTCAGTGGAGAAATTTCGAGCAAAAAATAGATTCAGCCCGTTTCAAAGAGGAAAGGGGTGGAACGGTTGCCCCACTCCGTAAGACGAAGATGGGCATTTAGCTGAGCCATAGGAGGCAAACATTATGACCATGCGATCTTCCGATTCCTTGCGTAACGCCCGCGGCGCGGCCCGCACCACCCTGGCCGATGCCGGGGCCGGGGCTGCGGTCCTCAAGATTTACGCCGGAGCCAAACCGACCACCAAGGGCGGCCCCCCGACCGGCGACCTGCTCGTCACCTTCGAGATGGGCAGCCCCATCGCCGGGGCTCCGTCCGGCGGGGTGTGGACAGCTAATAGCGTGTCCGATGTGACCGCGTCCACATCTGGCGTGCCCACGTTCGCCGTACTTGAAGACTCTGCCGGTAACTTCGTTGAGGACTACGACGCCCGCCTGAGCACGGCCACGGACGCGGGGGAAGAAGTTGTAATCACCATCTCTGGCGGCGGAACGTCCATCGTTTCCGGCGGCACTGTCGGTTTGGACTCATACGCCATCACCTCGGGTAACGTCTAGGAGCACTCGAGTGTCCGTAACTCTGACACCCATCTGCGCCGACCCGGTCGTGGCCATCCTGCGGGCCGGGCCGGAGCATGCCCGGTACGGCGACCCGTTCGAGGTCGTGGCCACGGTGCTGGTTCGCGGCAGAGTGGCCCACATCATGGGCATGCTCGGGCGGTGGCGTGAGGTGTACCGGCGTGAGGCCGTGCGGCTGATCCGTGAGACTGGGGCAAAGTCCATGAACTGGGAGCGGGTGGGCAGCGGCCATATGCGGTCGAAGCGGTTCAGGGTGAGGGAAGCGTGATGGCAGAACTGACTCTTCGTAATACCTCCGAATACGTCATGATCGCGGATGACCGGGATCTGCGTACCGTTATCGGCGGTAGCGACGAGCGCTGTCCGGGGGTGGTGGTACCCAACGCCAATCTGTCGCTGGAGATCGGCGGGCAGGAGGTGGCGTGGCTCAACATCAACCGGACTGCGGCTCAGGCCCTGGAGGGGGAGACTTTTGACGGCGAGACGCTGAGCACTCCGACCGGAGATATCTTCCGCATCGTGAGTGATCGACTCAAATGGGACGTTGAATTTGATGAGCATCCCGGCGTGTACGCCTGGGAATTCGCCATCACGGACAGTGGCAACTTGAGCTACCACCGGCAGCCGTCTCTGACTGTTGATGAGATCGCGGCCGGGCATGAGCGGCCCGACGATGTGGTGGGCAGCTACGCCATATACATGGACCGCATGCACAACGCCTACGGCACAGGTAAGTTTGCTCACATCTACCGGCCTCTTTTTATCGCCGCTGACGGTGATGAGGCGTGGGGCACGCTCGACATCTCCGGCAGCGTGATGACCATCGGCATCGACCAGGAGTGGATGGACAATGCCGTTTACCCTGTCCGGCTGGACCC